ATAAAAGCTGTCTGCTCTAGTTTATCTAAGCTCCTGCTACTGCAGGTGGAGGTATTAGCCCCGATCTGTCTATGTGTATCCTATCCAGGCATAGAGAGAAGAGGAACTGCCCCATTAGCTACGTTTATTCCCTTGGTCGCAGACTACCGGCGGGAGGGCTGGGTAATGGCCCCTTCCCTAATACTATCAAATCTATCTGCTTAACCATATATATTTAAAAGTAATGCTTGCTGTCTATATCCGAATAGTTAGCTATATAGGTCTTTTTACTTACAAATTGGTTTAGCCTATGTGTGTGGGGAAAGCGGATGCCGAATGCGCTTGTGGGTAATGACCGAAGGGAAACCGTTCGGGGCTAAGGACGCAGCGAGTACCCCATTTTATTTTTTACGGAGAAAACATGGATAAGCCTAAGTACGAACATAAGCCTGGTAATGGTAGTGTATTCAAAAACAACTTTAAGAAAGAAGGAGACAGTAAGCCTGATTGGAAGGGTGATTTGAAGTTGGAAGATGGAACGGTAGTCAGGATTGCTATGTGGGAAGGGTTGACCAAGACTGGCTCTCCTAAGTTGTCGATCAAAGTGGATAAAGATAAAAGTGATGGGATACCTTTCTAATGGCCACTAAAAAAAGAACTAGAGGAGCTGATTCTAGGGTGGGTGCCATGGCCGAGGTTGGCCTGTACCCAGCTTATATCTTGCGAGGTATCGTCTACCTGCCGCACTACCATGACAGATTGTTTATCTCTCCTGGTTACGGACTAACTCACTGGAATACCTACGAAGGTATTGAGTTGAAAGCATTGGGTGGCCAGTTGACTAAGTTGAGCTTGTTTAAGCGATCTGCTTTCGAGGAGTATTCACAATGAGTAAAATGATACTATTCCTGCCGCTATTGTTAGCAGCCTGCGCTACTGAAAAGCAGGTTGCGGTTAGAGCGCCTGATATTGAGCTGGTAATGGATAAGCAGGTGCAGCCAATGACCAGGAACGAGGTAATCATGGCCATTAATGAGTGCGAGAAGAATGGCACCAGAGCTGTGGTTATTAACTCCAGGCGCAAGATCAATGGTTACTCAGCTGAAGTGGTGGTAGATGTTACCTGTGCTCCGAGATATTATTGATGGCCACTAAAACAAAACATCCAAATCAAATACCTAGCCTGAAAAACTGGGGTGGTGTTCGCTTGATCCAGAAACGGATGGAGCGTTCTGCCACCCTGGAGTCCAACCGGGAAGCTGTTGCCTATGCTTTGCTGTCAATGGCCAACACTAAGATCACTGACATTATGGATTGGGACAGTGCCGGCAATGTGACGGTAAAGACTCCAAGCCAGATGCCAGAGCACGCACTGCATGCCATTAAAAAGATTACTAGTAGAGTAGATAAAGATGGCAATGCATTCATGGAGATCGAGCTCTACGACAAAGTGCAGGTGTTGCGCTTGCTGGCCAAGGCATCAGGACTGTTGGATAACCCAGAAGGTAGCGATAAACCTAGTGTGATTGGTATCAATATTAAGTCACCAGAGATAATTGATGTGGAGGATAAAGATGACTGAAGATAAGTTCTTTGAATGGTGGAATGGTGACGAGCTTGCTGAAATACCTAACTTTAATAAAACTACAAAAATATATTGGGCATTACAGGGCTGGCATGCTGCATTACGCGAAATGAATAAAGAAGCCGAAAAAAATGAAAACTAAGGAAACTGGCAGCAAGGAATCCACTGGTCTAAATCTAGACTTCTCTACTAGTCCAGTAGTGTGGAAATTCCTGCAGTCTAATAATTTCGTGCGTGGATTGATGGGGCCAGTGGGATCCGGCAAGAGCTATGCGTGCGCAGCTGAGATTATGATGCGTGCCGTACAGCAAAAACCTAGCCCAATTGATGGTATCAGGTACACCAGGTTTGCCATTGTGCGTAATAGCTACCCAATGCTAAAGACCACCACGATCAAAACCTGGACAGATCTATTCCCAGAGAACACGTTTGGACCACTGCTCTGGACTCCACCTATTACGCATCATATCCGCTTGCCATCTAGGGGAGATGCTGCCGGCATTGACTGCGAAGTTATATTTTTGGCGCTTGATCAACCAAAGGATGTGCGCAAATTACTCTCACTTGAATTGACAGGAGCCTGGGTAAATGAAGCCAGAGAACTTCCAAAAGCAGTTATTGATGGGCTTACTCATCGTGTTGGCCGCTATCCCACTAAGCGTGATGGCGGCGCTAGCTGGCATGGCATTTGGATGGATACTAATCCTATGGACGATGACCACTGGTGGTTTAAGCTGGCAGAGAAGGAGAAAATGTCGGGCAAGTATGCGTGGCAATTTTTCAAGCAGCCAGGAGGAATGGTCGAAGTCTCAGGTGCCGAACTACCAGATCACCCAGAAGCCAATGACCATATATTTGCTGGCGGTAAATGGTGGAAAGTTAACAACAAAGCGGAGAATGTCGGGAACCTGCCAGCCGGCTATTACCAGCAGATGCTACTCGGTAAAAACGCTGATTGGATCCGCTGTTACGCAGGTGGGCTCTATACCTACGTTCAAGAAGGCCGGCCAGTTTGGCCTGAGTATGACGATAATATGATGGTCGGGGATCCAGAGCCGGATCCAACCCAGGCAATCCAGGTCGGATTAGATTTTGGTTTAACTCCCGCAGCTGTTATTGGCCAGCGTTTAGCCAATGGTAGGTGGCAGATCCTAGATGAAATAGTCACCGAGGATATGGGATTAGAGCGTTTTGGCCAGCATTTGCTTGCCGATCTCAATTCCAAATACCCTGGCTACCAGGTACTGCCATGGGGAGATCCCGCCGGTATGGCCAGAGATCAGATCTATGAGGTAACCAGCTTTGATTACCTACGCACATTAGGGTTGCGAGCTCAGCCGGCACCTAGCAATGATTTTAAAGTGCGTCGAGAATCAGCTGCTATGCCTATGCAACGATTAATTGAGGGTAAACCTGGGTTGATTGTGGCCAGACGTTGCAAGCTGCTACGCAAATCATTGGCTGGTGGTTACCACTTCAAGCGAGTTGCAGTCGGTGCCGGCCAGGAACGGTTCAGAGATGCACCAAACAAGAATGAGCACTCTCACGTAGGTGACGCATTCGGATATCTGTTGCTGGGTGGCGGTGAATACAACCGGCTAACCAGGCAATCCAACCAGCCAGGCCGAGCACCATCACAGCAAGTGGTGGCCAAGATGGATTTTGATGTATTTTCATGAGATATCGCACCATTGCAATTCCCACAAAACCCAATAGAATCCACGCATGGATAATCCGTTAGCCATTTTTGAAGCTACCAAGGAAGTTTCAACAATAGAAATGAATGCAATGGTTGTTCAGTTGCAGGATCGTCTGATGGAAATGGAGCAGGTAGAGATTGTCACGCTCCATAAGTTTTTACCTGGTATCTATGAGCGAACCATTATCATACCGCCATGGACTGTACTAACTGGTGCCGAGCACAGAACGGCATACAAGGTAAGGCTTGAGCGTGGAACTATTGCGGTAAGCACAGATGCTGATGTCAAAATATTGACAGGTCTATTTGAGTTTGATGCACCAGCCGGGTTTCAACGTGCCGGCAGAGTATTTGAAGAGGAGGTTGTTTGGACTGATATCTACGCAAATCCAGACAACTGCAGGAATATTGAAGAGCTGGAAAACAGATTGTATGTTGTTCCAGATATTGGCCTTGGCGAATATCGTCAATTAGTAAAGGGGGAATTATTATGTCGGGATTCTGGACAGCAGCAGCTATAGTTGGAACAGGTCTTTACACATCAAACGAGGCTAGAAACGCTAGGTTGTCTGCTGAAAAAGAACAGCGTAAAGCGCTGGCCGCTCAAGAAGTTCAGGCGGCTGCTATGCGTGGTGAAGTTGCAAAACAAACTGCTGAGTTTTCAAAACAATCGGCATCATTGGAACAGCAAGCAAACCTGGCTAGAGAACAGTTTGCGGCATCACAAACACAGTATGCCGAGAACAAACTGGCCATGGATGCAAAAGCAAAGCAAGTGCAAGATGCCGCAGATGAAGAGCGCCGCAAATCTGCAGCTCAAGAAGCATCTGCATTAAAGGCTAGAACTCGCGGAGGTCGCAGATCGTTGCTTTCGCAAGAGCGTATTAATCCTGAACTTGGCATTAGCGCTGGTCAACTTGGCACAGGGATGATGGTCTAACTATGGCATCTACTACCTCAAAATATAATCGGTCAATGTTTGCCAAGCGCAAAACATCTGATATTCAAAGGCTTGCTGCTCAATATCAAAAGCAATCTACTGGATTAACTGGTGAGTATGAGACTGCATTTGCTGGATATCAAAAAAGCGCAGCCGAACAATTAGCCCCATTTGAACAGGCAATGAGGCAATATCAAGAGGTTGA